ATTATTTGAAAAGATTTTTGAGTTAACAGTTAAATACCAAGAAGTTGAAAGAATGGTGCAATTAAATAATACTTTTGTTCCAGTAAGACCAACTGAATGGAAAGATAAATATAATATTAATATTGTAGTTGGATTAGGTTCTGGTTCTAAAGAACAACAATTAGTTATTTTAAACAGTATTCTTGAAAGACAAATGCAAGCATTTAATTTGCAAGGTGGAAAAGAATATCCAATGGTAACGTTAAAGAATATTTATAATACGTTATCTAAAATGATTGAAAATGCTGGTCTTAAAAATACAGAGAATTACTTTGTTAATCCAGATGTGGGTATGCAATATGTTCAACCACCTCAACCACCGGCTTTAACACCTATTGAAAAGATTGAATTTACTAGAATAGACGCTGAAAACAAACGTAAGCAAGCTGATTTAGAGTTACAATTTAAAGAATTACAAATGAAAAACTCTCAAATGGTTCTTGACTTTCAATCAAAAATAAAAGAATTAGAGTTAAAGTATAGTACGCAAATTGATTCTGCTAAACTAAAACAAGAAGCTGATTTGAATAAGATTATAGTTTCAAATCTTTCTAAAAATTTTGGTGCAGCTCAACAAGCTACGCAACAGTTAGAACAAGAAATACAAAACGCACAAACTATAAATGGAACAAACGGATCAAGCGAAACTCCAATCGGAAGTTAGTAGGTCAGAAAAAGCAAGACTTGGATTATCTAATCCAATCTTTGTAGAAGCTATTGAGAATTTAAAAAAATTGTACTCTCAAAGTCTGTTAAATACAGGCGTTAACGAACAGGATGCTAGGGAAAAATTATGGCTAGCATACCAAATCGTTCACAAAGTGGAACAACACTTTATTGAGATAATGGAAACTGGAAAACTTGCTAAGAGACAATTAGAAGATTTCAGAAAATCCATTGAGGGTCAAAAATTCTAATAATAAAAATTAGAATAGGTCAACCGCTTTATAGCGGAACTTCAACCAAAAGGAGACAATATGTCAGAGTTAATAGCCAACCCAATTAAGGGAGCTGCGTCTGATGTGCAGATAGCTGCAAAATCAATTTCAGGATTGCTTAATCCGCAAACTGGAAAAGTAAGTGAAAAACAAGCTGAGGTTAAAAAACCAGAAGCTGGAAATGAATCTGAGCAAAATGCTCAAGTTCAAGAACAAAAAGACGTTACTGAAGAACCAATAAAACAGGAATCTGAAACAGATCAACCTGAGGTTAAAGAAGAAACGCAAACAGAAACAGAACAAGAGACAAGTGAAGTTTCTGAAACTGAAGTATCTGAGGAACAAACAGATGATATTCAGAAAGAACCTGATTCCACCTTTACTGTAAAAGTAGCAGGTCAAGAATTAAAGGTTACCTTAGATGAATTAAAAAAAGGTTATTCCAGAGATGCTGACTACCGTAGAAAGACAGAAGAATTATCTTTTGAAAAAAAGCAATTCATGTCTGAAGCGGATCAACAAAGACAAGACTATTCCAAACGTATAACGGAATTAAATCAAATCTTGGCTTTTGCAAACCAACAATTAAACTCAGAAGCAAGTAATATTGATCTGAATAAATTGTATGAAGAAGATCCAGTTGAAGCTACAAAAGTAGAACGTCAACTTCGCTTAAAAAGAGAGAAGATGATGGAAGCTGCTCAGAAGTTACAACAGGAACAACAAAGACAACTTAGTTCATACGTACAAGAGCAACAAAAAATCTTGGCAGAAAAAATGCCAGAGTTTAATGATGCTCAAAAAGCTAGTACAGCTAAAAACAATCTTAGAAATTTTTTAAATTCTTATGGATTTAAAGATGCTGAGATTGGACAAATCTATGACCATAGAATTGTTATGTTAGTTAACGATGCTTTAAAGTACCGTAATATGAAAAATGTTAAACCTGTATCAGCTGCGCAAGCATCTAAGCCAGGTAAGTTTTTATCTTCAGGTGTGAAAAAAGACAGTGGTGATATGAACTTCCAAAAGCGTAAGGAAAAGTTGGGTCGTCTCAAAAAATCAGGCAATGTCAACGATGCCGCAAGCATCTTCTATGACATTATAACCAACAAAAAAAAATAGGAAAAAAATATGTCACAAGTATCAGGCACATATAGTAAGTACGATGCAGTTGGACTTAGAGAAGATCTTACAGATATTATCTATAATATATCTCCAACTGATACGCCTTTTATGTCAAGCATTGCAAAGTCAAAAGCGACTGCAGTGAACCATGAATGGCAATTAGATTCATTAGCAGCTGCTAGTGGATCTAATGCTCAGATTGAAGGAGATGAAGTATCATTCTCTGCTCCGTCTAGCACAACAAGAAGAGGAAACGTTACTCAGATTGCTACTAAATCTGTTATCATTTCCGGAACGTTAGAAGCGGTTAACAAAGCTGGAAGAAATTCTGAGCTTGCATACCAAATCTCTAAAGCATCAAAAGAGTTAAAAAGAGATATGGAAACATCGCTTTGCGACAATAATGCTCAAGTTGCTGGGGATGACTCAACAGCTAGAGAACTATCAGGATTAGGTTCTTGGTTAAAGTCTAACCAAAGTGCTGGATCTGGCGGATCTGCTCCAGGAACATCTGGAACAAATGCTAGAACTGATGGAACTCAAAGAGCTTTCACAGAAGATCAACTAAAATCAGTTATCAAATCAGTATGGGATAACGGTGGTGATCCATCAATGGTTATGGTTGGTTCTTTCAACAAGCAAAAACTATCTGGTTTCACAGGTGGATCTACAAGATTTGACCCAGCTGAAAACAAAAGATTAGTTGCTGCGGTTGATGTGTACGAATCTGATTTCGGTGCTTTACAAGTAACACCAAACAGATTCCAAAGAGCTAGAGATGCTTTCGTAATCACTCCAGATTTATTTGCTGTAGCTTTCTTAAGAGATTTCTCTTTAGAAGATTTAGCAAAAACTGGTGATGCTATGAAACAATTCTTGTTAGTTGAATACACTCTTGAATCTAGAAACGAAGCTGGTTCAGGAATCGTTGCTGACTTAACAACAGCGTAATAAACCAAAAAATATAGGGGGGATTATTCTCCCCTATATCTAACTTAACTTAGTTTGGTCTTTGAAGTCTAAAGACGGAACGAAGCAAACAAAGGAAAAATAAAATGAGAACATTAAACGACTACTTTTTAACTGCTAGATTAGCTGATGTATCTGCTGCTAGTTCAGTTAACATTGCTGTACCTGATGATGGAAAAATTATTAAAATTATTTCTGTATTAGGTGGCGCAATCACAACAGCTAACTCTGCTGTAACAACTGCTGTAAATGGAACTACTGTAACAGGTGGTGGACTTACAATAGCTTACACAGATTCAGCTGCTGGAGATATTGATACTGCTGAACCAACAGCTGCTAACAATGTTTCTGAGGGTCAATACATAACAATTACATCAGATGGTGGATCTTCTACGACTCAACCATTAGATATAACTGTTGTTATTAGAAGATAATTATAGTGGGGATAGCAATATCCCCATTTAACTAGGATAAAACAAATGGTTAAAAAGAAAAAAGTATTAAGTTTAGATGATAGAATTGATAGTATCATTGATCTATTAGAAGATTTAAGATACGAACAATCAAACAAGAAGTGTGAAAATTGTCAAGACGATGACGATATTGACACTAATATTAACGATGAAGATGAGGAGAACGAATAATGTCAGGTCATAGTACAGATCCAGCTTTTGCTGTCGTATCAAATGAGAACGTAGCTTATACAGGAACAGCTGCGGCTAGCGCTGCATTTGCTTCTGGAATACATCATATTAGAATTGCTGCAAGTACAGCTTGCTATTACAAAATAGCAGGAACTCCTGTTGCAACTTCTAGTGATACATATTTACCAGCTAACGTAATTGAGATTATCAGAGTAAATCCAGGTCAGAAAATTAGCTTTATACAAGTTGCTTCTGGTGGAACTGCTTCTGTTAGTCAAATGTCTAAGTAGTAAAATATATTTAGATAAGTTAGACTATGAGTAAGATAGTTGAAAAAGATGGTTTAATGACAACTACCTATCACTCAGATAGTGATAAAGTTGTTATTGAAAGAAACATAGACTATAAACCTATTATTGAGCATAATAAAAAATTATACTCTCATAACAGTGGTTACTCTAAGTCTAAAGATTTAAAAAGAGTTGCTTCTATTCCAACATTAGTTTTAGAAATTTGGTCTAAAGAATACAATGGTAATTCAAATTGGTTTGCTTTGCCTTCTGATGTTCAAAAGAAAATACTAAAAAAAAAATTAAACAGTTCTGAATTTCAAATGTTTAGAACAGCACCAGGTAGATTATAATGGCTTTAAGTACATACGCAGA